TCTACGCCCGCCTGCAGGGCGTTGACTAGCCCATCCCACAGGGCGGTAGCCAACTGCCCAATGCCCTTGATGCCCGCCTCCGCCGCCGCCACGATCCCGCCCCAGATGGCCTTCGCCAGCGACGTGATGATGCTGATGCTCCACTTGACCTGCAGGAAGACCGCGCCGAAAGCGGCGGCGAGACCCGCGAGGACAGCAATGCCGATAGGGCCGAGAGCGGAGAGACCCGCCATGAACACTTTCCACAGGGAGTTGAGACGCAGGATCATGGCCGCGACGGCACCGCCCATACCGGGGCCGAGGATGTTGCGTAGGGTCGCTGCCCACCCCACAGCGGAGGCTAAACCACCGCCCCCACCGCCCCTGCCGCCACCCGTGCCGCCACCCCCGCCGCCCGCCACAGTGGCGTCAATCTCCACCGGGGCACTCGGCAGGTTCAGGTTCCCCACATTCAGGTCAACGGTGACCTCGACCCGGCGGCGCGGCATCTCAGACTCCTGTTACGTACCGTCCACAATCTCGACAATCTCGCAGCCGAGTTGGCGCTCCCACCGGCGAAGGACCAACTCCCAGCATTCTGCGCGTTTTGACTCATACTCCGCGAATGAGCACTGCCTGTCGCAGAGGGGGATGATGAAGGCGTCCTTTGGACACGGCGCTCGCATACCGGAACCGCGTTGTCCTAGCGTGTGTGTCATGGAGCCTAAGTCCCCGAGCACCTGCATTACGCCGTCCCTAGTCAACGTTTCCGGACTGAAGGCCATCGTTTCCACTGTCGTCGTCATTCTTCCCATACGCCCGCTTGTTCATCGCTTCCATGAACTCCCCGTACACCCGCAGGTGGAGGGGAAACTGCCCGTGCATCGGCTTCCCGTTCGGAAACTGGTTCAGCGCCGAAATCCATGACGCCTCGCCCCACAACTTCTCCTGGTCGCGGGCGAACTGCATCTCGCGTGGCGACAACGCCTCCTCGATGGCCTCCTCAGTCGCGGCGGCGATCTGCTTCTCCCGCTCGCGGACCTCAGACAGGAAGGCCCGATGGCGCTCCGCAGCGGCTTTCTTGTCCAGGTGCTTCGGCTTCGCTCTGTCCCCGCCCGCCGCTTTCCGTTCCGCTGCCAGGCGCTCCGCCTGTTCCCGTTCCACGTCCTCCCACAGCGCCGCTACGGGGTCGAACTCGCCGGTGTTGACATACCAGTGAGCAGTTGCGGCGACGCGGCTAAAAAAGCCTCGAAGTCCTCCTGGGCGTCGCTCTCCCGCCCGCCCACATAGTCCAGGAACTGCTCCACCAGCTCCCGAAACTCGGCGACCGACGGGTGCGCCAGCATGGCGTAGAACTCACGGTTGTCGGTGTTGTCACCGCCCCGGTCGGTGTTGTGGGAGCGGATGACGACCTCTTCGCCGCGCATCACTGGGAACGAGAAGTCGGTGATCTGCCAGACGCACTTGGCGATGAAGGCGGCGTTGGGGGTGATGGCGATGGTGACCTGACTGGACGCCGGGCCTGCGTCACCATTGCCCTTCCGGGCCTGAGCGCGACGTTGGGCGCGGTTGCCTCCCATGGTCGGCGGCGTCGCATGGATGGCCGCCCCGGCAATGGCGTCGTCGCCCTCGACCGTCGGGGCCCGGGCGCGGATGAAGAAACGCTGGTCATACTGCAACTGCGGGAAATACAGGGTCTTGTCGCGGCCACCGACGGCAGCCAGGTACGACGGGGAAGCATCCTGGGGGATGGCACTCAGCAAGTCATCTTGGTATGCCTCGTTCGGCGGACTCATTGTCGTTCTCCTTGACCGTCTCGATGATGCCGCGTATCTCGCGGAAAGCCCGTTCGTAGGCCCCGAGGTGCACGGTCACGTCTAGATCATGCCGACAGGCGCTGATGAGGCTCTTGGCCTTCGGCAGGTCCTCCGACCGCACCCAGAGGGTGAACTCCACGCGGGCGGGTCTCTCCGGCGAGCGACGGGCGGCGTGAAACTCCATGCCGTTGGCCATGAGCACGGCGGCCGTCCGCATGTGGTCGGTCGTAACCTTGCACAGGGCGCATCCGTTGGTAGTAGCAGTCATTGCAGTCATTGTGATGAAGTCGGCGCTAGCTAGAAGAGCCCTCGCTGATGATGCAGGCGTTCGCCGAGTTGTCCAGGGCACCGAGCGCGATGAGCGAGATGCCCGTCTCCTTCAAGATGCCGCTGTCCGGCACGTCCAGGTTGTGTTCGGCAATGATGCAGCGCGGCATGGCAAACTCCGCGACGGCCACGCCCGCCCGCGTCAGGGACAGGGTGTAGGCCACTTCGGTCTCGTCATTGAAGGCCTCGTAGATGTCGGTGTCCACGAAGGCCCGATCAAAGCTGGCCTTCCACTGGGTCTTGGCAGCCGAAGGCAGTGCGGCGGCGGTCACTGTGCCGTTGAGGGCCTCCACCGGCTCAATCATGTTGTCGAACTCAAGCGTGTGGTTGCGGGTGAAGGACTGCGCCCCGAGGAACGTAATGGCGGCCTCGCTGTAACGGTATGGCCTGATCTCAAAGAGGTCGGGGTCGGGGTCGCTGAAGCTGTCAATGACGCCCTTGGCGCAGCCCAGGAGGCTCAGTTCGACAGCGGCGTAGTTGGACCCGAAGTCCACCTTGACGCTGCCGCTCTTGACCTTCACGTCCATGAACTTCTCCACCAGGTCGTTGCCCCGGTCGAGATAGAGCGTGGCGTAGAAGGTCTCGAAGTAGTCCCCCTCATCGCCGCCACCCCAAATCCAGTCGGCCAGCGGATTGCTACCCGTCGGTTCCACGTACCCGGGGACCAGGGGAATGGTTAGCGACCCCTCCATCGCCTGCCCGCCGGTCTCGTAATGGAGTTGGCTGTAGTTGCTGCCCGCGTACTGGTAGACGTTGAGGTTGGGCTTGAACGTCGGTGGCTTGAGGCCCTCGGGCAGCGGGAGCTTGATGAGCGTACCGACGGCCTCCTCACCGAGACCGGCCTGGATGCCCATGACGAGGTTACAATGCTTATGGGGAACGAAGGCCACGCGGCACCGCCTCCTAGAACGTCCGTCTCTACGCTATGAGCGTCGTTGCGCCCTGCATCTGCCAGGCGGTGACGGTCACCCGCACTACCCCGGCCCGCAGGGCATAGGACCCCTCAGTGAAGGGGAAGGACGGCTCGCCGGCCTTCACAGCCACCTCGGCGGCGAGGCCCCCGAGGGTGTCGTTGTCCACCAGACAGGACTTGATGCAATCGCGGTATCCGTCGCAGAGCGCCTTGGCTTCGTCGTGAGCAGCACACTTCACGTAGACCTGCAAGTCGAAGCCATACTCACTACAGATGGCCCCCGGTTGCAGCGTCCCGTCCAGTGCCCGGCCCCGGCAGGTCTCCCACATTACTGTGTCCCCGGTCTCGTAGATCGCCACCACCGGGTAGTCCGCACCCTTGTACTTCTCAAACTCGGGGTCGAACCAATAGTTCTGTACTTCCTTGCGGCCGTCCAGATACTCGCCTAGATGTGCCTCAAGGGTGCCCTGGATCGCGTTGGCCAGTTGGGTGGTCACGGTGTCGGCCACTAGCTCGGCACCTCCCCAGACAACACCCAGTCCATCATGCGGTCGGCGATGTCGTTCACATTGCGCTTCACGAGCCGCATCGGCATCCGCTTGGGCATCGGATAGTAGTTCTTGCGGCCCTCGGCGTGCATCCCGCCGATGTCATTGCCATCGGTGCGGTCGAGCGGACTGCGCGGGCGTCCCGGCACACCGGAGAATGTCTCGTAGTTGGAGCCGAACTCCAGGTGCCTATTTTCCTGTAACAGGTAGGCCGGGTCCTCACCCGTCAACTGGCGACGGAGCTTGCCGCTTAGTTCGAGGATGCCCCCACCGCCTTGATGGGCCTGAATGTGCGCTCGCCCACCGTACCCCCGCTTCCAGTCCGCGTAGCCGACGCCGCCGTGAAAGCGGATCGGTTGGTTGGACAATGCCGCCCACCGGGGGTGCTCCGCGGTCTGCCCATCGTTAGCAAAGACCTTCTTCTCGGCTTCGTAGATGATCTTCAACACGGCATCCCAGGTACAGGACACATCCTCTGCCCGTGACCGAACCCCGTGCATGTACTTATTCCAGGCCACGAGGGCGATCTGCTGGGAGTTGAGTACGAGGCGCAGTCGCCTACGTCCTCCGGGCCGTCGTCTGACGCGCCACTCACCTCTCACCAGCCTCTGCCCCTTTGCAGTGGTCTCACCAGTGCCCACTTCCCGTCGCGATGTTGGCCCGCTTGAAGAGCGCGGCCGGGCGCTGCGTCTGGTCGCCACTGTAGGGCAACGTCGCCAGCGGGTTCGGCGCCACCACGGCATCGTCCGGGGCCAGGTCATCCAGCAACTGTTGGATCAGTTGGTCAGCCTGCGCGTCCAGATGGTCGGCGTACCAGGTGTTCTCAGCGGTGCCCTGCGACTGAATGCGGTAGCGGATGTACTCCGCCGCCGTCTTCATGGCACAGATGGTTTTTGCCTGGGCGAAGGTGTCGGGGCTCGTCGCCTCGACAATCGGCAGGTCCAGCGCCCCGCGCACCCGGTTCTCAAAGAGCTTCTCAACCACCAGCGCCAACTCGCCGCCCTTGGCTGGGTCAGCGGCCATGGCGTCGCCATCTATGAACTCGGCGGCGTCGCTCCAGTTACAGTAGCGGGCTGGCACAGGTCCTACTCCTCGTCCACTGAGGGGTACTACTCCTCGTCCACTGAGGGATACTACTCGTCGTCGTCGGGCGCATTGGCCTCGACGATGGCCAGGATCGCCGCCGCCACGTCCAACGGCTTCTTCGCTAGGGTAGCCTCGGACATGCCCTTGACCTCAGCCCGCAGGGTCTTCGCCGCCAGAGCATTCTGGCCATAGCGCGTGGACTGCTCCAGCGTGATGAAGGCCCGGCGGTCGCCGGCCAACTTCTGCATCCGCTTGCCGAAGGCCACGATGGCCTCCAACAACGCAGCCTTGCTGGTGAAGGTGTTGAGGCCCCAACAGGCCAGCACGGCACCCGGCACGGCAGTCTCAGTCACGGTGGCAACGGCTTCGGCGGTGACACTCATTGCATTGGCTCCTTGACGAACAGTGACGCTGCTCAAGACTCACTCTCTTTACTGCGTTATCAGGTGAGCGGTGACGAGGCAATCGTTCGCCCCATTGTTGTCCACACCTACCCGCAGGTATGGCACCCACACCGTCACCAGGCACAGGGCCTTCGTGGCGTCGGCGGTGAGCGTCTTGCTGGTCGCCTGCACCCACTGATCGGCGGCGGCAGCCAGGTCGTGGAAGGGCATGGTGAACCAGTCACCATCGGCGTCCGCCTTGCCCTCCACGGTGATGACCACGGACTCCGACCCATCTCCCACGTCGAGGTCCAGGGCCAGCGTTGCCTGTTCCCACTCGCCGAGGTGGAGGGCCTCGCCGCCCCCCTTGGGCCCGTAGTAGGCTACGGCAGCCCCGTGCCCGACGGTCTGCGTGTCGGCGATGTTGTAGACCTTGCCCACGTCACACCTCCGTCCCTACCCTCAGGAGGTCGGTAGTGCCGACCTCAGGTGCATGGCACCTCCCGACAGACAACGCCGGGCTACGCAGCTATGTCCAGGCTGGCGTCGGCCCAGGTGTCGCTGTTGAAGTACATCGAGACGCCGGCCCCCGGCAGGACGACGGTGGCGGCCCCCACACGGACGAACTCATTCCAGACGTTGTACTGAGCATCGCCCGGCTTCTGCCACTCCATCAGGTTGGCCGTCGCGGCGTTGTCCTCGATGCGCCAACGCAGGGGCAGCGCACCTACCGAGAACATGACGCCATAGTTCGTCGGCACCCAGTCCTCGGCGATGATGGGGACACCCGACAACTGGAAGGACGGCGTATAGCCGAACTCCAGCAGGCGCTGCACCAGCGGACTGTTCATCTCCGCCGTGGCCGTCACCATGTCAGCGTCCTGCTCCCACTCGCTGATCTGGTCATTGTTCAGGAAGCAGACCAGGCTATCGCCATAGCCATGCTCGGTGATGTGATGCTTCGCCTGGACGATGCTGGCTGCCGTCGGGATGCCCGAGACGTTGAAGCTCAGGTAGTGATCATGGGTGCTGTCGAAGGCGTTGTTCTTGAAGTTGGGCGGCGTCAGCGACTGGGCATACCAGCCGCCATCCGTCAGCATCTCCTGCAGGATGAGGTTGGTGACCAGGCGACGGTCGGCGTTGACGCACTCGACGCCCAGTTCCCGCACCTCGGCGGCGTCCATTCCCTTCATCCAAGCCCGCTGCGTGATGGCCCCGGCTAGGCCGAAATACTCCGGCTCGTTCAGGGTCACGCTGTAACGCGGTACACTCTGGACGAAGGGCTCAGTGGTATCGCTGCCCATGCGCTGGAACTGCATCCCGCGGATACGAACGTTCGCCGTAGTCTTGTTGGTCGGGGCCCCGCAGAGCAAACCGATCCAGTCACGCGTCGTCTCATTATGGCGCTCCACCAAGTCCATGACCTCAGTGCGCAGCAGGTCCAGCGGAACGCCGTCAGTGGTGAGGGCACCGGGATTGCCGGCCATTGTGGTACCTCCTCTACTCAGTTGCCAAAGCAACTGCCTTGACCGCAAACGCGGTCCTACTGCTGCTACGAGTGATCCGCGTGCTCAACAGTGACGCGCTCGATGGCGATGACGCCGATGGTCGCCGTCCGCGCCCAAGCCACCACTTGGCTGACATGCCCGGCAGAGGTCCCCAGAGCACCGTCGGAGCCCAGGAAGATCGGGTTTCCGGGGGTATGGCCACTGAGACCGTGCAGTTCGCCTTCGTACTTCACTTCCATCCAGTCACCGGTGTCGGCGTCGGTTTCCGCGAAGCCCACACAGGGCACCTGCTCGTTACCGTCGGCGGCATCCGCCACATAGGCGAGGGCGTCCGCTCCAACCGAGACCGCCTCCCCGGCAGCAATGGCCTCACCGGCCTCAATGGGGAACCCGCCAGTCTGACTCTTCGTCGGTACCCAAACCGTGGCCATGATGGCCCTCCTTCACTGGAGGTGCGTGGCACCTCTGCTTGCACCATCCCCACACTTAGGCGCGGGGGTTCTTCAGGTACTCGTCATAAGCGGCGCGCAGACCGATGCTCTTCTTGGCCGCGAGGCGGCGCACGGCGGCCTTGGCATCGTCGGCGATGTGGTAGGCCGTCAACCACTCCTCTTCGGTGACCTGCCCCGCCGTGGCCAGCAGCGTCAGCGCCGGCTTGTCGCCGATGGGCATGGTCTCCAACTGCCCGCCGTGAGCCAGAATGTGGGCGGTGACCGCCTGCAGATTCTCGGGCGTCGGGTGGACCTCAGCCGTAGCCATCAGTCGGATGGCGACCGGGGCCAAACACCGCCCGTCGCCCACCGCCGTGGCCGCGAGACGCTGCTCGGCCTCAGTCAACTGCTGGCTGGACTGGGCAGTGGCGAGACCCGCGAGGGCCGTGGTGAGTTGCCCTTCGAGGTCCGCGATACGGGCTTCGGCGGCGACGAGACGAACCTCAACGGTCTCAGCCTCTGCGCTGGTAGCCTGTACGGCGTCGGCAGCAGCCTGGGCCTCGGCAGCAACCCGTTCGGCTTCGGCCGTCTCGGCAACCTGGGCCTCGGCAGCAACTCGCTCTGCCTCAGCGGCCTCTGCGGCCTGTGCGTCAGCAGTAGCCTGAGCAGCAGCAACCTCCGCCTCATCGGCAGCCGCAGCAGCCTGGGCCCCCTCGTCGTGTGCGGTCTCAGACATGGCATTCACCTCACTATTGTCGTCTTCATCGGCGATTAGCTGGTAAGCAGTCGCAGCGACCCTCAGGCCTGGTTGGTCGAAGAAGAACGGCTGCGTGCAGAGGGCCGCCGCGACAACCATGTAATCACGGCCGTACATCTCATCGGTGTGTTCGAGAATGAAGTGGCCCGACAGATAGGGCAGCTTGCGTGACTCGATGGCAGCGATGCCATCCTCCGTCCACTCCACGCCAGCGTATAGGCCGTCCTCCTGGATGGATAAATCCCTAATCCACCCATAGGCCCCTTCGGCCCGCTTGCGGTGCTGGTTGTCTTCGTCAATGGGAATACCCATCGGACCCGGTAGTCCCACCCGCAGGGCCTCCACCATCTTCATGGCGTGGTCGCGGCTGAACCGCAACGGGCCATAGTTCTTGTGGTTGAAGCGCCCGAAGGGAATGAGCGGATGCCAGATCAGGCCATCATCAGTCGGGGCCTCACCACCACTGGGAAGCACGGCCCTGGCGACACCGTACCCTTCATCCGCCCGGTTGTAGATCAGTGTAGCGCCCATACTGTCACCCATAGTAGAAGTCTGCGTTTCAATTGCAAGGGGTTGCACGTCAACCCTGAGCAACTGTGACGCAAAATCTAACTGGCGCACCCTACGCTCCTGGAGCGGCCTGCACAGGCACCGGAACCACTGGCGGCGCCTGGCGCATCGGCGCCGCCTCCTCATCGTTGACCTGACTGCCCGTGTCGTTGGCCGGGTTGCCGGGGACGTCCGCCGTGGTTTGCGTCGCCTCCGGGAGCCCCAACTCCTCGCGCACATAGGCGTCCACCTCGGGCGGGAGCACGACCTTGCTGTCAAAGACGTTGCGGATGGCGCGGGTGAAGCGATCCATGTCCCGGACGCCGACCTTGCCATGCGCGAGTTTCGGCATCTTCTCGCCATCCACCGCGCCGTTATACCCGGCGAGCTGCGGAATGGCATAGCGGTTGAAGGTCTCACACATCCAGTCGGCGATGGCCTCCAGGGACATCAGGAAGAGGTTGGAACTGTCGCGGGAGAGGGCATAGGCCCCACTGTCGCCGCCCGACCCGAGACCCACAAACTGGGCCAGGATGGTCTGAAGCATGGCGCTGTGCTGGCGCTCAATGTGGCTCTCAAAGGGCACGTCAGCTCCGCCCAGGTCCAGGAACTCGACCGTCCAGCCACTCGGCACCACAATGCCCGCGTCGTGCGCCGTCCGTAGGTTGCTAAGTTGCTCGTGGACATTCTGCTCCTCGGTCTCGTCATAACCCATCTCCGGGCCGGTAGCCATGGGGAGGCCGCACGCCTGGCGCTCGATGCGGATGGCCGCGAACTCCTCGAAGGCTTCCTTGTACTTGTAGGGTTTGTAGGCCTGGCGGAAGGCCCCCATGCCCTCGGGGTTACCAGCCTCGCCGCGCCACGTCCAGACGATCAACTCGTCCGTGGCATAGTCGGTCGTGACCATCTGCCCAGTCGCCGGGTCCCGTCCGTACTGCACGAGGCCGTCGAAGGACCCGTCGCCGTCGAACTTCCATTGGTAGACGGTCGCTCGCTCTCGTTCGGCAAAGGACCGCCAACCCCAGTAGCCCTGCGGCTTTTGCTCGAAGCGTTTGTAGTGCCAGGAGAAGCCATACATGACCGCGAGGATCGCGGTGCGCAGCGTCTGCGAAAGGCTATGGGTGAGACCATCGTTGAGGTTCCACTCCACGAAGTCCGCGAAGGCCGTATCATCACCAGCGACGACGCGATACTGGGCCTGGAGCACCGGGAGGGTGATGAGCGCCTCCATGGCGGCGAAGGCCGGGTCGCTGCGGCGCATCTGTTCGTAGGCGATCATGCGGGTGGAGAGCGTCTGCAGGTCAGTGTTGTACTCCTGCATGATGCGCCCGTTGCGCACGTCGAGGCCGGTGACGCCCCGGTTGCCGGTGGGCGGCGTACCGGAAGTGCGGGCCTGAGACCCGACCGGAGCGGCGGCGGCGAGCAGGTGGCCCGGCATGGCCGACGGGAGGTCATCCGGGCAACGGATGTTGGAGTAAGTTGGGTAACGCACGCTGGGGACGGTGATGCTGCCCGGCTTCAGCGTGGCAGACGCCGACGGGCCATCACCCACCACGGCTAGGCTCTGAGGACCGCGGGTCGTGAGCGCGTGTGTTTGCGGCGTCGGCCGGACCTTCTCCCAGGGACTTCCCATCTCACTCACCTCGTTGCTATCCGTTGAGGTGCATGGCACCTCCTACCACTTTCGCCCCCGGATGCTGTTGAGTCCGCTGCTGGACGCAACCCCCGTCATTTTCCGCCCCGCCATGTTCCCCTCCCGCAAGCGCCGCGCAATTCCCAGGTTGGCCAACATCAGGCTGTCGAAGCGGTCCACGAAACGGCCCCGCCGCTTCGCCTTGCCGCCCTCTTTGCCGATGGCAATGACCGCCGTGTCCAGGCTGCGCCACAATTCCCGGAAGCGATCCTCGTGGACCACCAGCCGCCCCGTCTCCAGGTGTGACACCATCCACGATCTCAGACTGCTGCGGGGGATGCAGCGCCACTTCAGATGATCGCCCTTGTCTACCCGCTCGCTGGCGAAGGACCCGCTGCCGATCCGCACCGCCACCACTGTCCGGGACTGCATCATGCCGGGCACGGAGGTGTCGTTCGTGCCATCCACGAAGCACTGTCCCGGCCAGCGCCGGTCGAACTCCTTCAAGCTGGCGATCCGTTCCGGCGCGGACTGTGGCGGCAGGGCCTTCTGAAAGACCGTCACCGCGGGGTCGCCGGTCACGTCAACCACCGTGCAGACACACTCGTCGCCGCCCGAACCGGCCAGATCAATGCCTTTGGCGTAGCGGTGGCCGACCAGCGGCTGGTCCCCGGGGTTGGCGGTAATGGCAGCCTTCGCTCGCAGCCCCTCCATGTTGATGGCCTTGGAGCCGTCGGTCAGACGGTGCAAGTCGAACTCCTGGTCCCACTCACCCTCGGTGATGCCGAGGGCGGCTTGGCTACGCGCCTTCCAGGCCTCGTCGCGTCCGGGTCGGGACCGCCAATCAAACGGCAGGTAGGTCAGCCCCACGTCCTCGGCGTTGTCGCACAACTCGGTGAAGAAGTTGTCGGCCCCGTAGGGCGTGGAGACGACGAAGACCGGAGCCTTCTCCAGGTCCTGCACCATCGGCTGGATGTTGGTCCAGATTTGCTTGGCAGCGTTGAGTTTGGCGAACTCCTCCAGGAGGATCGCGTTGCCGTCGAAGGACCGCCCGGCGGACTCGTTGCTGGTATGGGCGCGGAGGTAGTTGCGGGCATAGGGGCTGTTGTAGCGAATCTCGTTGTTCTTGAAGTTGGGGTGCGCCCCCTCCAGGCGGTTGCGTTCCTCCTCGGTCAGGTCGGCCGTGAACAACGCTAGCTTGCAGGTACCGAGGAGCCTGTCCAGCGCCACGTCCTCGGTGTTGGCGAAGATGTGGCCATGACAGGGGACGCCGGTGGAGGCATGGCGGTAGAGCAGCAGGTGGGCGAAGGCCACGCAGATGGCGGTGCTGACGCCGAGCTGCCGGGCCTTTTCGATGATGCAGCGCCGACCCTCCCAGACGTACTGCATGATCGCTTCTTGAAAGGGCCACGGCACAAAGGGCACCAGCGCCCGGTCCTTGCTTTCGATGTGGGGGTGCTTCTCCAGGCACCAGGCTACGGGGTCTTCCTCGTAGTACCGCGCCCCGGAATGGACGCCACCCTCAGCCTGCATCTGGCGCAGGCAGGCGGCGAGGTCCGCGCCCGACGAGGCTCCCGCCCCACCCCGGCTGCCGCGAGAGGCCTCGGGGTTGACTACGGGGCTCCCGGCGCGAAGCTCCACGGGGCTGGTGCGGCCCGTAAGGTTCTGCGTGCTAGTTCGCGCTCGTGGTTGCCACGAGGTCTTCGGCGGTCTGGGCACACCTGTAGTGTACGAGGGGGCTTCTCAATCGCAACCGGAGGTGGAGCAGGGGGAGAAACGCAAAGACCCCGCCGGGAGGGTACGGGGTCAATGCGCTGTGGTGGTGGGCCGCTAGGTTGGGGGAGGTTCCAGACTGAACCTCTGGCCTGATGCTACAGCGGCGGGTCCTCAATGGCAAACGCAAAGGCCCCGACTTTCATCGAGGCCTCGGCGCATCAACAACCAAGGTTGAGCGTGAACATGGTACACCAGTCAGGCATCGGTGTCAACGACAGGCGGAAAGCGCGGTTGCCAGTCGCCACGCGGCTCCAGGTCCCCTTCTACCTCTAAGCCGGGGAAGTCATCGCCAAAACTCTCTCGCAATTCGTCAATGGCCTCGGAATCTGGGCCGTACATCGAGATGATGAACCTCTCCACGTCGGGCTTGTCTGTACGTCTTATGACGAGTTCAACCTCGATGGTTTCCCAATCGGCCCTATTGCCCATCTGCCTGACCCTTTCTACTCCCGGTCCAACTCACCCAACGACATCCCCAGCACCGCCTCCAGCGCCAGTGTCGCCGCCTCACCGACCTCGCCACTCAGGGGCACCACAGCGGGGCGTGTAGTCGCTTCCTGGACGGCTTGTGTGAGGAGTTGAGGCAATGCCCCACAATCGTCCAGCGGCAGCGCATAGGCGTCCCAGCGTGGCCTCTGTCGCGCATCCCGCAGCCACAGGTCCAACGGGTCCCCGTCGGGGCTGACGCCCAGGGCCACGATGGTCGCCTTGCCCGGGCCGTCGCGCAGGCGCCCAGCCTCACTCCGCAGCGTCGCCGTGTAGACGGTGCCACAGGGGAGCCCGAAGGCCTTCCAGCGCAGACCACCCGTGCGCGTCGTAGCGGCGATCAGGCCGAGCAGGAACTCGCGAGGCGTGGCGGTCATCCCTACCACCACTCCCACAGAATGACTTGCCAGCTCTCCCGGTAGTCAGCGATAACCGACAACGTGTACGTCGCCCCCGCCTTCGGGTTCGCCAGCCAGTTCACCCCATAGTCAGTTCCGGCGGTCCTGACCACATGGGTGAGGCGGTCGTCGCTGCGGTTCAACCATGGCGAGAACATGCCGCCGCGCCCTACCGCAGGCCAACTCCACCACTCCAGGCACCACTTGCCGCGCGGCCGAAAGCGCCCGCTCTCGAACGAACCCGTGCCCCGTGCCTCGTCGGCCTTGTGCCACATCGGCCCGATGCCCTGCTTCGCGTCCCGGTAGTACGTTCGGTACCACTGTTGGAACGGATCATCTTTCGGAACCGGGTCGGCCACCGCCAACGTAGGGAGTAGCCCGGCTGCCAACACCAGCATCCCACACAACATCCTACTCCTCATCATCCTCGCCCCTCTCGTTCTCTTTCCGTACTGCTTCTGCAAACCCATCCCAGTCAAACCACGGCGCCGCATGTTCCTGAAGGGAGTCCGCCAACTCGTCAACGAGAATCTCCCGCGGTATCCTGTCCTCCGACGGCGCGATACCATGACTCTCGGCGATGATAGCCAGCGCTGACCTGGCCACTCCCACGAACTCTTCGGCCGCCCGGTCGTACTTGTCAGGCATCGTCGTCTCCATCCTCTGCTGTCGCCTCCACCGTCATCTCCAGCACCTCCGGCCCGGCGCCACCCTCCTGCGGCTTCGCCTCGCCGAGTAGCCCGTCCGCCCCCGCCCCCGCCATGATCTTCTGCCAGGCCTCCACGCCCAACTGTCTTTGCACGAGTTGCCCGAACTGCTTCACCATGTCCATGCGCTCGCGGTCGTGGGCCGCCTCCATGTCCGACAGGTTCCGCAGACCCTCGAACTGCTCCTTCAGGATGCCACTCAGGGCCTTCACCCCCGCCGTGGCCTCCGCGAAGTTCCGCGGCCGCAGTCCCCCGATCTGCACCCGCTGCTTGTCGTAGGTGAAGAGTTCCTTCACCTGCTGGCCGTTATCGTCGTACAGCGCCCCCTCGTCCAGCACCAGCATCGCCGACCCCATGAGCTTCTGCGCCGCCCTGGTGATGCGGACAGCAAAGGCATACTCGTCCTGTGGCCCCAATACCTCGAACAGCGAATCCGCGCTCGTGAGACCGTGGCGTTCGGCGAACTCCTCCCAGGCCACGCCATCCGGGGCGCGGCGTTCCTTCCACACCTCCAGGAGTCCCGGTCGCAACCCGAGGGCCTGCTCTGTCCGCTGGCAGTCCTGGCCCAGCAAGGCCCAGGTAACCCGGACCTTCTGCATGTACTCCTTGTTCTTCTCCGCCGAAGCCGCCGCCCGCAACTCCTCGGTCTGGCGGGAGGCCTCCGCCCGCTTCGCCAACTTCACCTCCTGCTCAGCCTGGCGCGTGGCGCGGCGGGCCTTCGCGGCCTCGTAGGCGACCTGCTTCGTGGACTCGGTGAGGAGTTCCTGCTGAGAGGCCTCCACCATCACCTGCTCAGCTACGTCCTCAGGTGGGGTGTCACCATCAGCTACCATGCCTAGCCGCCTTCCTCCGCTGCGCCCACTGCCCGAGGGCCATCGTCGCCCAGAAGCACACCACGAACCCCGCCCCGAAACCGCACCACCAACTCGCTGCGTCCATCAGTCGCCCTCCCTCTGCAGTTTGGCGGTAGCCAGTTGACCTGCCATTTCAGATGGTCTTGCGAAGGTGACCTTGTACCGCATGGCAAGGTCGCCCACGGTTACCGTAACGATGTCACCCACCTTGATGAGGATGTCGTAGACCATTATCCTGAAGATGAGCGGGCAGCGCCTCTCGGGGTTATGGTCCTCGAAGGTCCACTCAGCCAGGCCGTCCATCAGATCGCGACCTCCTCGTACTCCACTTCGGGCAGCGTCCCCGACAGGATGGCATTGCCACAGGTGATGCGCCCGAGGTCCTCTTCCGCCGACGCGATGAAGACCAGCACGTCGTAGCCCGCCGCCTTGAGTTCCCCCTCATGTTCAGCATAGGGGTAATACTGCGTGTAGTCCCCGGCGGTCGCGATGCCATGCTTGGCGGCCCGCTGCGTCTTGTGCATAGGCGTCAACTTCACCACGTACAGCGCCGGGTCGAAGTATCGCAACAACACGTCGGGTTCTATCTCGTACCCGGCGACCGCGAAGTTGAGTGTGATCTTGCGCCCCATGGGGATGATGCCCTCCATGAGGCGGGAGATGCCTAGCAGGTCGTGGGCGTTGCCGTTGAACAGGAACTTGCGCTCCGCGTCCTGCGTGGAGTTGATGCTCAACTGGAGGCCAGCGTTGCCACCGTAGACCCGGTTCTTCAGGCGCATCCAGGTGTGGATAAACGTCTTCAGCCACTCGTTGTGCTTGGGCATCATGGTTGAGACCACCGGATGCACGTTGAACTCGGGGTCCACGTGGTCCTTGAGCCACTTGCCGCAGTCAAGCACTGCCGGGTTCCAGGTCGGCTCGCCCATGCGGGCGAAGTGGATGTTGAGGCGCTTGGTGCTGGTCACCTCGCGATGTAGCCACAGGCCCGTCAGCACCTGCTGCTGCAGATCGTGCAGTGTGGCATTGCGGCCCGCCCCCACCTTCGGCACGTCGCAGTAGGGGCACCCCATGCTGCAGCCATACTGCGTTGAGATGGTGATAACCCATTTCTCTTCGAGGGGGAGCAACGTCGTGTGTCGCACCTGGTCGAGGTGACGTTCCAGTCCCATAAAGTCGGCCTTGAGGTTGTGATCCTTGCCATAGTCCCCGAGAGAGAGCATCTCCAGATCGCCCCGCTCGCCGGACATGACGAGGATGTCGCCCGTCGGCACCTTCAACCTGCGC